CAGGCCAACGACATTGCCGTCCTGATCATTCGCTTGATCATGAACATGGAGGCGCTTGAGTGCATGCGCCCCGACAAGCTGGCCGGCGACCGCACCAGCAATGAGAGCTTCGACATCCATCACAGCCTCAAAGGCGTGGACAAGTCACCGAGCGTGACGTGTATGGGCATCGGCGCCAACATGCAGGGTAAGCGTGCGGACATCCTGATCGCGGATGACGTGGAGTCTACCAAGAACGCCACGACGCCCACCGAGCGGGCCAAGCTGGCTCACTTGGTGAAGGACTTCCCGTCTATCGCCAACGCCCCATGGAGCCGCATCCTCTGGATGGGCACTCCGCAGACCATGGAGTCAGTGTACAACGCGCTGCCGGCCAAGGGCTGCACCGTCCGCATCTGGCCGGGCCGCTACCCTACTCCCGAGCAGGTGGACCACTACGGCGGTCACCTCGCGCCGCTCATCACCGAGCGCCTTGCCCGCTTCCCGCACTTCGCCAAGGGCGGCGGGTCGGACTTGACGCAGGGTCGGCCTATCGACCCCGTGCTCCGGGACGAGGACGCACTGCAGAAGGTGGAGCTACAGCAGGGCACGCCCTACTTCCAGCTTCAGCACATGCTGAACACGGCCCTCATGGACGCCATGCGGCACCCGCTCAAGACCGAGCAGATCGTCATGCTCGCCCCTGCGGAGCTATGGCCCCTGCAGATCATCCGGCACCCTGACCAGACGAGCCTACGGGACAAGCAAGTGGGTGACTTCGCCTTCAAGGTGAAGCCTACGCTGACCGTGAGCAACGAGGTTGCCCGCCTGCAAAGCTGCTGGGCGTACATCGACCCGGCTGCTGGCGGCGCTAACGGCGACGAGACGGCCTACGGAGTCGGCGGATTCCTGAACGGCAACGTCATCATCCTGGAAATCGGGGCGGTTGCTGGTGGTTATGACGAGTACAAGCTCGACGAACTGGCCCGGCGTATCGCTAAGTACCCGCTCGACGGGTGCCGGATCGAGAAGAACATGGGGCATGGTGCGTTCCGCGCTGTGTTCGCACCCATCCTAGCCAAGCACATTCAGTGCATGTGCGACGATGACCTCGTTACCGGGATGAAGGAAGGCCGGATCATCAATGTGCTGGCGCCTGTACTGGGTCGAGGCTCTTTGATTTTCAGTGAGTCGACTGTAACCGATGACGAGCGCGACATCGCCCGCTACTCGCCCAACCTGCGGCTGACCTACAGCCTGTTCTACCAGCTTGCGCACATCAGCCATGTGCGTGACGCACTGGTCCATGACGACCGCTTGGACGCCCTGGCCGGTCTGGTGAACATCTTCGTCGAGGCATTGGCGAAGGATCAGGCCAAGGAGGTTGAACGCCTCCGTGAAGAAGAGTGGAAGCGCGTCAGCGCCGACCCACTTGGCAAGCAACGCTACGGTTCTACCGTGCAACCAGTGGCCCACCAAGGGCTGCTCAACCGTCGCGGCAACGAAGCCGGCCTTCTGGCCCGCCGTGCCGCATCACTTAGGAGACGCTAATGCGTATCGAAACTCTCCCGTCCCCTGGCCCTATCGGCTCGGGCCTGCAACTCCGCACGCAGGCCGCTAAGGCCATCAGCTACGTGGAAATCATGGCCGGCATGGCTGCTAACGGCAAGTCCAGCACGGCCAAGTCGCTTGGCGCCTTCTTCGCTGCCTGCAAGGCTGCTGCTGATGCAGTGACCGACACGACCCTGCCCACCGTCACGGCTCGCGCCATCCCGGCGAATGCCCCGACGAAGGTCCGCATCACGTTCTCCGAGCCCATGGACACCTCCGTTGTCCCGGCAATCTCGGCGTTCGCGCTGGCCGGCGTGGCCAAGACCATCAGCGCCGTTGCCTTCACCAGCGACACCGTGCTTGAACTGACCGTAACCGTGGCCTACGTGGCTGGCGGCTCCCCGACCGTGGCCTACACGGCTCCGGGCACCAACGCGCTGCGCGACCGCTCCGGCAACCTGCTGGCGACGTTCGCTGCTGCCGCCATCGTCAACAACGTGGCGTAATGCAGAAGCTCCGCGTAGCGGCTACCGCTCTGGTGGTGACGCTCGCGGGTATCTCTGGCACCAAGCTCTACGAAGGCAAGCACAACGCTGCCTACGTGGAGCGGGTGGCCGGGAACCGTGTCGTTACTGTGTGCTACGGGCACACCACCACGGCCAAGTTAGGCCAGACCTACACCGACAGCCAGTGCGACGCGCTGCTGCTGAAGGACATGAACACCACCTACGGGCCTGCGGTAGCCAAGATGCTCCGCGTGCCTGTGTCGCAAGGCGAATTCAACGCCCTTAGCGACTTCGCCTACAACGTGGGCATCAACGCTCTGCGCAACAGCACGCTTCTGCGGCTGGTGAATGCCGGGCAATACGATCTTGCCGCCAAGGAGTTCCGCAAGTGGAGCTACGTTAACGGCAAGGACTGCAACATCCCCGCTAACAAATGTGGCGGTATCCCTAAGAGACGCGCATGGCAAGCAGCAATGTTCGCATCCTAGGCCGAACGTACAAGGTCATTCGCAAGACTCTGGACAAGGCCTACGGGCAGTGCGACAACGCACGCGGCACCATTACCCTTGACCCGGATCAGGACGCCCACAGCATGAAGGACACCTTCCTGCATGAGTGCATGCATGGCATCCTGAGCCAGCAGGGCTATAACCACCCCTACGCTCTGGAAGAGAAGTTCGTCAGACCTCTGGCTACTGGCCTTATCTCCTTCCTGCAAGACAACCCGGCTGTCGCAAGATGGCTCATCGAGAAGGCGAAGTGATGACCAAGCTACTCGCATACGCCCTGGCCGCTGCGCTTCTGGCGTCCGCTGCCCTGGGCTTCGGGCTCTGGCGCTCGGTGGCCGCGAATGGCGCCCTGCGAGCCGAGCGAGACGGGGCCGTGGAGGCCCTTGCCGCCGCCGAGGCTGCACAGAAACGGACGGAGGGCATCCTTGCCTCCGCTCGGGCAGAAAAGCGCTCTGCGGGGCTGCAATCCGCGACCGCCACAGAGGCCCTTAAACGGGCTCAGGAGGCCGCGCCGACCTGGGCGGCTACACCGACACCTCCCGAGGTGCGCGAGGCCCTGGCAGGGGCCGTGGAGGGGCTGGAATGAGGTATCTCGTCCTGGCCCTGGCCGCGCTCCTGGCCGGCTGTGTCACCCCGCCGCGCGGCCCTGCGCCATCCGAGCTACTGCAAGACTGCCTAGTGGGCAGCAAGCTAGGGCTCGCCACCAACGCTGAGCTTAGCGACAGTGTGGCCAAGTTGGCACATACGCTTAAGCTCTGCAACATCGACAAGCGAAAGCTGAGAGAGTGGAATGAAGAAGCTGCTAGACCTTAAGTTCATCGTGACGTTAGCCGCAATGGCATGCGTGCAATGGGCCTGTATCGCAAGCCGTATCGACAGCAACACATACAGCGTGCTCATGAGCTTAGCCGTAGGCGGCTTCATGGCCTTGGCATGGGCTAAGCCTGAGCCTACTGAGGGCTAAATTTCAAAATTGTTAGGCATACGCGCGGAGGGGCCTCCGACTCCGTCGCATGCGCCTACCCCCGTGCCCGCCTGCCCGCGTGCGCGTACCGCGTGCGTTGACGCGAGCGTGTGCGCCTGCGCGAGTACCACGCTTTGGGCCAGCCTGTCTACAGGGTTAGTACCTATGCTCCCTGGTAGCAGGGCCGGAGGGCTGGGCATGGGCTTGTGGGCAGGCGTGGCAGGGCCTCATGCGGGCCTCTGTAGGCCTCTACAGGCGCTCTGCGAAGCGAGGGCGGGCGCTGGGCCGGTCTGTTTGCTTGCGGCGCTCCTAGGGCCTCTGGCGTGCCTTGCCGAGCATGCCTGCTCATAGGCCTATGCCTAGGGCTTGTGCATGGCCTCTGACCGGCATGGACTGGTCCCTGTATTACACAGCCATAGCGCCTCGTCACATTGCCCGCAGAGCAGACGAGGAAGGACGGCCCGTAGCCCTGACGTTCCCAGCCTTTGCGCAGGACAGGCTTCCTACGGTATAGAGCAGGCTTAGCCCTGCGGTAGACCCGCATCTATCGCAGCGAGCAGAGCAGAGGTCAACCGTAAGCATGAGCCACAAGCCTGAGCCATAGCATCAGAAGCCTAGCCCTTCGGGCAGAGGGCCGGACCTAGGGCCATGGACTAGAGCATTGGACTAAGGCTATGGACTAGACCTATGGACAGGACCGCTACGCTCTCCGGGCTAGGGCCCTCCGAGCTACGCTAGTGCATAGGCTTCTAGAAGGCTTCCTAGAGGCTACGTCCTTCGGACGAGGGCTTCCAGGTAGCGTCAGGCAAGCCCTATTGACAGACCCGCAAGACTCAGGCACATTAGCGGCTCGTTAGTTGATTCAGTGATTCAGTGCTACCTAGGCCTACCGGTGATGCGGTCCTAGGGCGAAGGGCACAGTAGGCGGCAAGCGACATACAGTCTTGACAGGCCTACGAAGAACGACGATACTAGCGGCTGGTTAGTAGATGATGTGACAATCGGCATAGTGAGCTAGTGTATGCAGCGGTTAGACCTTCGGGCGCACTGCGCTGCGGCAAGTCCTACGGGAGGCGCCTAGGCTAGCTCGCTAGGGCAGGGCTGACAAGCCTTGACCGTGCATCTACTGACCTTGGATACAGGGTCTTGACAAGGGTTACGCAAGTAGCCTAGAATCAAGGCTCACGGTGTGAGTCGATCGAGACTAGCACCTAGATGGCCCTTCGGGGCTGTCACGGATCGTTAACAATTCGCTTCTGCACGATGTAGGCTTCGGCCTGTATCTGTGCGATTTAGGTAAGTGGCTGGATCGTATCTAAGCCTACCGCACCTAGATGGATGGTTCCTATGGTATGGGCTGCAAGTAGCAGAGTGCCCTCGCGTAAGCGACAGGCTGGCGAACGTAGTTCAGGGCTTCAATGCTCGGCTGGACGGAACAGGATGTCTTGGGGCTTCGGTAGGCAAGAGCCTGCGAGGGCAGAGGGCGACTAGGGGCTTAGGCCTCTAGCATGCTAGATGATACGGAATAGCGCCGACGAGAGCACACGCTATGTGATGCTTATGGACGGCGCTTATACGGTGGGGCATGTGGAATGTCCTTCACGCTTACTGACAAAATGCTTAGGATAGGTGCGCCTCGCTCAACTGCTAAGGTGCATCTATCCTGTTGACTTCATAACACCTAGGCTTCGGCCTAGGTCTATGCAGCCTAGTTCTTCGGAGCTAGGGTGCATGGTTGGGGTCTATGAGCGTGGCTTAGTCCGCAAAATGCTGCCCAATAGCGTCGGTTGTACAACCGGCCATGATGGAGGGCGCCTAAGTACACTACGATTACCAGATGGCCATAAGAACGCGACAAGCAAGTACCGCAGTGCAACGCAATAGCGAAGGGGATGCAATGCTCCCTAGAGCTAGAGACGCGGGGCGGGAAGCGTAAGCGGGTCTTGACTCCTGCGGTGATCCGATAGCCAAATCCTCATAGACTCCAACCATGCATTCATCCCGGATGCATGTGTCTAAACTCATAGGAGAGATTCACATGGCAACGAAGCAAACGAAAGCACCAAAGAACACCGGCACGATGCCTGCTCTGCTCGCGGTGGCCGATCTGAACAAGGCGGTCGACGCGATCATCAAGACCGCTGCTGGCCTTCAAACCCGTATCCAAGTTGTCGGCGTGCAAGCGCTGATGCACCTTGGCAAGACGGGCGACATCGGTCCGATCAATCGGCTGATGGTGGGTCTGCCCAAGGGCGTGCGCCGCAATGCGCTTGGCTCGTGGTTCCTGGCCCATGGTGCGCTCGAAGTGAACACCGATGCCGGTAGCCGCAACACGGCTCCGCTCAAGTTCGCCAAGAGCAAGAAGACCGACCCTGAAGCCGCTTTCGCGGAAAACTGGTTCGATCATCTGCCCGAAAAGCCGCTGGATGAAGTGTTCGACTTGCAGAAGGCCATTCATGGTCTGCTGCAGCGTGCCAAGGGCAAGACCATCATGCTCCATGGCCAAAAGGTCGACGCTTCCCATGCGGTCGATTCGCTGAAGGCCCTTGCCGCGATTGCCGGCGAGGACTATCAGCCCGAGGTGAAGAATGGTGCCGCTGACCACAGCGACATCGTGAAGCCGGTGAAGACGCCCAAGGTGGGCGCTCCCTCAGGCAAAGAGACCGCGACGGTCTGAAGCTAAAGCCTAGCCCATAGGCCACCTACCAAGGTGGCCCTTGGAGTATGCTTTAACAGGAGAGTCAAGATGTTCAACAGAAGCCAGTTGTTCACCCTTCGCACGTTGCTGAAGGAGGCCATCGAGGAACAGCGCCACTACGTTGTCGAGGCCGTCATCCACAATGACATCGACCGGGCCAAGGACCGCGCTGAGCGCGTCACCGAGCTTGAGGACGCATTGAAGAAGGTTCGTGCCTCCCTCATCGACCCACCCGCAGTAAGCTAACTGCGCAGCGAGTAAGGCACGTTTTAAGCCCAGTGAAGCCGCAAGCCTAGCCTGAAGGGCGTCGTTGGCCGTGACCAACGCCCTTTGGAGTATGCTTACAAGAAAGGTGGACACCATGAAACGTTAGATGATAGCCCCTGAAAGGTCTACGTCCGTCCAGTAGAAGGCGGGGCGCGTTGAAGGACCGGGCGGGGCTTTCAAGCAATGCTGGCATCGTACTGCCACGGCCGCACACTGCGTTGCATAGTGCCGTTCTCAATCAGTAGGCTAGTGTAGCCTGCGTCTAACCACGGCAATGATGCCCTCTGCGCCGCCAGCAATTGCGCAATGGCGGACAGTCGGCTGAGCATGGGATAACGACAACCTATCATGACGAGCGCTCATCGACGTATTGATGCGAAGGCTCCTACCAGCGTTAGTGGAGGATTAAGGACGCTCGCAGTAATGCGGGCTCCCTCAGCACAGAGCAAAGCCTGAAGGGCGCGGGGTCTGATTAAGTTCTAGAGCCCCTCTACGTCCTTTGGAGTTTGCTTTCAACAACCATAGGAGGTCATATGTTCTGCGTGTTAGCAGGGGCCATCCTGGCTACCCTGATATTGTGGATCATCGGCGCGTTCGATGGTCCGCCGAAAGGATAATCATGGCACGTCAAGCCATCTGCGTCAGGTACCTCAACCCAACGAACCATCTTGGGCCGAGGGTCAAGGCGTACTGCAACGCCGGGAGAGTCATCGTACCTTGGGACCATGAGGCCAGCGACGAGGACAACTTCTGGATGGTTGCCACTACCTTGATAGTCAAGCTCAAGTGGAACACCGTCACCGATGCCTACGGCAAGTGGGTGATGGGATGGCTCCCGAAGGGCTTCCGCGATAGCGCCGTGTTCGTCCTAGACGATAGGAGGGTGTAGTCATGGGCTGGTACATCCACTGGGAGACGCTTACTGGGCGCTCTGGTACTAGCGGCCCGTACATCAGCCACGGCGCTGCGCTGGGCAACTGGCGCATGTATTTCGAGGGCAAGGGCTACACGCTTGTGTCCATCGATCGCAACCCCTAAGCACAACTGACGAGGCCTGAATGGCCGAAAGCCCTAGCACCGTCCTACCGACTCTCGCAGGTCTTGGACGCTGGGGCTATTGTGCAACCCTTGAGAGAAACTACCGGAGTACGAAATGCATAGGTCTGAGTATTTGGCCGCCTCGCAAGAGGATATGCCAGCAGCCCAACGCACGTATTACGCACAGTTCGTAGACAATGACATTGTCGAGCTAGTTCTGTGCCGGATAGGTGCGATCACGATCATGGACCACAAACATGATCTTCACAAGATCCCTCTTCGCAAGTGGGACAACTTGGCGCCTGCCATATGGGCGCTATCAAGACAGCGACTGGCGATGTACGGGGAACCACTCACCATGAGTGCAGCCGTATGCATCGCCAAAGAAGCCGCAAGGCAATACGTCAACCGAATCGAGAGCGGTTCCCGCTAAGGCGGATGCCTCTCGTTGCGTACCTTCGAGGGAAAGGCCGGCGCCTAACAGGCCAACCCTCCTCAGCATAGAGCAAAGCCTGATGGACCACATACCAGCACTGCGCGTAAGCGGTCTGGTCCATTGGAGTTTGCTTTAGGGGTCAAGCGCAATAGCCTCGAACGAAATCACTGCCTACGGGTATATAAGTCGGTCGGTTGCTAGTGGGGTGTAAGGGCCGTCCTTCGGGATGCGTTGCTCTGCCGTCCATTGGCCGATAGGGGAATAATGCTTGACCCCACTTTCTTTATGCCAACCGCACCAGTCGTTACCTGGGGCCTGTTCCCGGTGAAGGCAGGCCACGCGGTTGGCTTTCTGTTCGGATGCACCCTGGGTGCCGTCTCGCTGTGTAGGCGGTAAACGGGCAATGTCTTAGGGCCACGGCCTAGGGTGCGTCCTTCCTCTTTCCTCAACCGCCAATGAAAGGCACTATGTCATCGCTTGCCCGCTGGTTCCAACTGAACGCCCATCAACCGCTCGCCGTCCTGCTGGCTCAAGCCCGCTCCAACGGCCACACGAAGGAGGCCGTCAACGCCGCCATCGCCGAGTACCACAACTCCGGCGAGGCCTGACGATCATGTACCTGGACACAGGAGGCTACAACGATCATCAGTACGTCCCGGAGGACTTCCGCCGGCTGGTCAAGGCTTGCGCCGAGGCGCTGCCCAAGATCATGAACCTCGTCGGCGCCGAGAGCGTCGTGGTTCAAGGCAAGTCGGGGCAGTCCCTCGCCTTCGGCATGATGATGCTGATCGACTTCCAACTCGTTGTCGTCCGCAAGAGCAACGAGCAGAGCCACGGCTTTCAGATCGAGGGCAGGGGTGTACTCGGTCCTTGGGTGTTCCTCGACGACTTCGTGTCGTCCGGCGAAACCCTGGACCGTGTGACGCGGACCTTGAGCGATCGTGCTGGCGGCGATGCACCCAAATGCGTCGGCATCATCGAAGCTAGCAAGTCCTATGGCGCTGACTGCACCCACCACGGCATCCCGCGCTACTGGACGAACCCTCATATCGACCTCGGCAGCGACAGGTTCAACACATGGCCGGGCCGTCCCGTCAGCATGCCTCACAACGGCAGGGCGGTGATGCATGAGCCGGTCAAGCACTACGAGTCCCTGACGGACCGTCTGCGCACCTCTTACCCGGCTGCGTTCTCAGCGCCGGTTCCCTCAGCCTATGCGATGACCTAACCCATGGCACACAAAGAATTCACGATCCATCCCCGTGGCATGGGCTACACCATCGAGCGTACCGAGAAGGACGGCAGCGACAAGCATGTGCTGAGCGTGCGAGGCGATGCGTTCAAGTTCAGCAGCAGGCACAACGCCGCTTGCTACCTGGACCTGCTGGCGAAGGACGACATCCTTGTCCGCAACGACCAGTGGATGCCGGTCGAGCCGCCGCGCACCGTCTACCAAGGCGGGCGAGGTGTCCGCCGCACGGGAGGTGCCAGTGCCAGCTATTGAGCAGGTGCTGAGCTACTGGCCCTTCGTGTGGGCCGCTGCCTGCCTGTGGCTGGCCTGCTTCCAGTGAGTAGCCTGCTGCCCTGCGAGTCAGGGCAGTGGGGTGTTCATCACCGCTTTCATCAACTGTTAGAAGGAAATCCATGTCCGAAGTCCAAGCCGCTGAAGCCTACACCCCGACCGCCGACGAACTGGCCAAGATCGCCAAGCTCGAAGAGCAAGTCACCAAGATCAACGCCAAGATCGCTGCGCTCAAGGCCGGCAAGCCTGTCGTCGCCAAGGTGGCGAAGGTCGTGTTCGTGCCGGAAGTCGGCGCCAAGGTGCTCGCCACCATCGGTCGTGCTACCGCCACCTCGCAACCCCGTGTGCTGGAAGCGCTGGTGCTCGGCGTCAAGAAGCCCGCCGAAGGCGAGAAGGGCAGCACCCTGGTGCGTGCTCAAGTTGGCGAGGGCTTCGACGCCCAAGTCTTCACCCTGTTCCTGACGCAAGTGGCCCCGGTGCCGGTTGCCGAAGAGGCCGAGGAAGATGACGGCATCAGCAACGAGCCGGTCGGCACGCTCAACGTCTAAGCCGGCTGGCCTGACGTTCGATAAACTGGTCTGCTCAAGGCGGGCCTGATACTAGGTGCTGACATAACGCAAGCACCAGCTAAGGGGAGGGCGGGATGCCCGTTGATCCTTGGCCGTAGACCGTAGCCCCTTCTAAGAGGGGGCCTCGGCCTGCGTTGCAGGGTTCCCATTAACTTGAAAGGTTTGCATGTATCGATCATTGATGATTCTCGTGGCCGTCTTGGACGTGCTGACCGCTGCGCTGAGCCGCGTGGCGACTGCGTCCACCGTCGCTGCCATGGGTGCAGAGGACAAGGCCGTGTCCGTTCGTCTCACCAAGGCCGACGACCGCTGCACTGCGGCTGAAGCCGCCGTCCTGCGTGCCGAACTGAACGTCCTGCGTGCCAAGTCCCGGCTTGCCGACGCCGAGGAGCACGCCGCCGCCGAGGAGCAGGCTGTCTTCAACGCCCACGGCTACGTCATCTGATGCTGAGCAAGGCACGATACCCCAAGCTCAACCGCGAGCAGCGCCGCCATCCCGCCAAGTTCCTGCGCATGGCGCAGATCAACAAGGGCTGGGCGATGGGCGGTAGCTGGCTGCTCGCCGGCCTTCTCATCAAGGCGGGCATCACGCCGGCTGTGAATGAGGAGGGCGCTCAAGTCTAACCATGCTCAAGGAATCTAGCTGGTTGCCCCTCGCGCTAAAGCTAGACCTGCAAGATGGCCGCTCGGCCCGCGTCGATCATGACTGCGGTGCCGGGCGGACCCTTATGCTTTCGCGCAAGGGTGCATGGCTGTCGGCATGGTGCCACCGCTGCAACGACAAAGGAGCTAAGCATGTTGAAGAAGCGCTTGCTATTCGTGTCGCCAGACTGGCCCGGTCCCGTGAAGCTGACGTGGCTGCGGCGACTGGCGCAGGCATCCCGGATGGAAGTCTTGATCCAAGTACATGGCCGACAGACGCACGTCTGTGGTTTGCCAAAGCCGGGATGCACGCCGGTGACATTGGAAGGCTTGGGGCTAGATACAGCCCAAGCACTAGACGAGTGGTCATCCCGTGCGGCCCCTCCTTCTGGATCGCAAGGGCCATCTTCCCCGGACAGTCTCCGAAGTATCTCGCACCTAGTGTGGGACGATCCTCTGTGCTGCTCCGGTACGGAGATGCGCAATCGATTACGCTGACCGAGGATGTGCTGTCTGCCTACAAGGTAGGTCAGGTAGCTGAGGCGTGGCCCATGCTGGGCACGTCACCTAGTCAGAAGCTAATTGCCGAACTGCTCAAGGCCGGGAAGCCGGTTAAGGTGTGGCTCGACAACGACCTCCCTCCCACTCACAAGGTGAACCGAGGGCAGGTTGCCGCCGTCAAGGTACTCAAGACCTTGCGTTCGATGGGCTTGCAGTGCGAGAACATCGTGTCCCTTAAAGACCCCAAGCTCATGACCTATGAGCAGATCAAGGAGATATTGAAATGAAACGCTTCGACGGAGAAGGCTTTGCCATTGGCTCGGCCTTCACTCGGTGGATGGACCTGATGGTCGCCGCGATCTTCGTGGTGCTGATCGCTGCCGCATGCGGCCAAGCCAAGGCGGACACCCGCATCGGCGTGCATGTGGGAAGCCAGCACTTCGGGCGCAACGCCGAGCAGTTCAACAACAGCAACCCCGGCCTGTACCTGTACCACAACGGATGGACGGCAGGCACGTACCACAACAGCGAGCGCAAGCAGTCGGCCTATGCCGGCTACACGTTCGAGTACGCCGTGACCAAGCGCATCACCGCAAGCGCCACGGTCGGCGTCATCACCGGCTACAGCCAAGGCACCATGCCCATGCTGGTGCCGTCCGTTGCTTACCGCTTCTCTGACCAGTGGTCGGCGCGTGTGAGCTTCGTCCCCAAGATCGAGAAGGGCGGCGCTGCTGCCGCTCACCTGTCATTTGAAAGGAAGTTCTGATGCGTCACTACGCTGATCCCATCATCCTCAACGGCGTTGCCTACGTGAGCAAGGCCAGCGAGTACAACACATGCGAAGGCTGCGTTGCCAAGGGCGACGGCCGACTCTGCGCCCAGCTTGGGCGCGGCGATGTCGGCGCGTGCTTCGATCGTTCCGTCATCTTCAAGGAGCAAGAACCCATGAGCACCGAGAACCAGCGCGTTGCGCCCCTCACCCATGCCGTCGCCGTTCAGCAGGCGCTCGGCCTGCCCCTGCCTGCACCATTCGTGGTGCAGCGGCAGGCAGCGTGGGACAAGTACGCTGACGCCAGGGCCAAGACCAGCAGCTTCCGCCCTCAGACGGGACAGCCCCGGTATCAAGGCTTCATGGACGGCTACGCCCAAGGCTTCGCTGCGGCACAGCCCATCATCGACGCGCTGCGCTTGGCCTCCGAGGTCAAGCCCGCGCCGAAGAAAGGCAAGCTCACCGAACTCATCGTCGAGAGCTTGACCAAGGAAGGCCCGGCCTCGGCGCACACCTTGGCCGCACGACTGGGCCGGCAACTGAACAGCGTGTCGCCCCGTGCCATCACGCTCAAGGCAGCAGGCCGCATCATCGTGTCGGGCAGCGAGCCGGCAACCAATGGGCGAGGGCAGCGTGAGGTATACGCAGCGGCGAGCTACAACTGAGGAGGTGCCCTTCTCCTGCTCGCGGTCTAGGCAGTCCGGCATCCGTGCCGTCGACTACCTAGGCCTTCAACGCACACTCGCTCACCTACCGGACCCTACATGTACGCAACATTTGAACTCGCCTTCAAGGGCGGCAAGCTCCATCAACTCTGGAAGGACGCCGCCGGCAAGCGCGAGTGGCGGCTAGTCCCCAGCTTCGACGAGTTGCCGTAATGGCTGGCGCTGCTCTGATGGCGGAAGCGGCTGCGGCCTATACCGCCGCAACACGGGTAGCGCCAGCCTCGCCTGTCCCTGCTCCCGTCCCGAAGTACAAGCCCCGACCTCCGCAGGATCAGCACTGCGCGGGGTGCGGTGCGCCCATCAATCCATCCCGTACCGTCTGCGAATATTGCAGGCTCCCGCTGGTCAAGACACCGCCCTCTACCTGGGAGGTGCATGTCCCGTCCGTTTACACGCGGGCTGTCATCAACTACTGAGAAAGGATTGAATGTCCCTCGACATCACATCACTGCGCCTGCTCAAGCATCGTGAGAAATACGACAAGCTGCGCGGCGCGGTTCCTGAAGGTGCGCTTGAACCCACGACGCGCATCATCATGAACGACTTTGGTCGCTGGTTCCGGGAGCACCCCGGCACCGAGGCCATCGACTTCGACCTGTTCCCCTCATGGTTCAAGTCGATTCACCCCACCACCAAGGATGAGGCCATCGCGGTCTTCATCGAACTGTTCCGCAAGGTGCGAGAGGATGCACCCAAGGGCATAGAGCAGGGCATCGTGCGGCGCTGGGTTGCAGCCGAAGCTGCGGCCAAGATGACAGCGGTGCTTGAGAAGTGGAACAGCGGCGACGAGGTGGACCTGCACTCCGAGGTCAAGCTCGTCATCGACGACTACGAAACCAAGGTCGTCAAGGAAGTCAAGAGCCCGCAGGTACTCACGCCCATCGAAGAGATGCTGCTGGCCGAGCAGGACAACACCGGCATTAGCTGGCCGTGGGAAAGCTGGAACAAGGTCATCAAGCCCATGGTCGGCGGCGACTTCATCGTGCTTGCGATGCGCCCTGACAAGGGCAAGAGCACAGCCTGCTCTCAGGTGGTGACGCATGCTGCGCCGCAGATCGATGTACTGTTCCCCGGCGAAGACCGCTGCGTCATGTGGCTCAACAACGAAGGGCCGGGCAAGCGCATCGTCATGCGGACGTGGCAGTCAGCCCTGAACTACACGACTGAGCAGATGGTCGAGGCCAACAGCGTGCCCGACCCTGACCCGGCCATCCGCACCAAGCTGCGCCGCATGTACAAGGATGCAGTCGGCGGGCGCATGGGTGTGCTGCGCGTCATGGACATCCACGATTGGTGGAACCATGAGGTCGAAGACCTGTTCAAGAAGTACCGCCCCGCGCTGGTGATCTTCGACATGATCGACAACATCAAGTTCGGCGGCTCGGCCCTGAACAACGGGCAGCGCACTGACCAGTTGCTCGAAGGCATGTACCAGTGGGCGCGGCTGATGGGTGTGAAGTACGACTTCGCCTCCATCGCTAACAGCCAGATCAGCGCCGAGGGCGATGGCCTGCAGTGGCCCACGCTGGGCATGCTGAAGGACAGCAAGACCGGCAAGCAAGGCGCTGCCGATGTGCAGATCATGGGCGGCGCGGTCAACGATCCGAACCTCGAACTGTCCCGCTACTGGTCCACTGCCAAGAACAAGAAGGGCCGCACCGGAGCACGTCGACTGCAAGTAGAAATGCTGCTGGACCCTGACCGTGGCCGCTACATCGAGGCGCCGACATGAAGGACCGATCAGGCCTGTGGCTAATCGCCGGCGTCATCCTGTTCGTTGCTGCCATGGCGGTGGCCCACTACTACCAGCATCCACTGTGCGGGCAGTCATGCCAGCCCGCCGACACCGCAGGCCCGGACAACTTCGAGCTTCGTGACTTCCCGTTCGAGAAGGAATGGATATGACCTTCGATGAAGTGCAAGCCATAGCGGACGAGATTCGCTACAAGGACTGGATGTTGCAGACGACTGGCAGCGGCTACGGCAGCACCAGCGGCGACATCTACATCCACTGGGTGTGGTCTGCGCCGTGCGTCAATGGCGGCAACGTCTCCATTCAGCATAGCCGCGAGTGGGTCGTCACTGCCTGCGACGAAGAGGCCATCGTCAAGACTGCGTTCGCTGCTGCCAAGATGGCAGAGGAGCATGAGTGCGCAGAGAACTTCAACTACAAGGGTCGTCGCATCTTCGACCCGCACCGGAAACTCCTTTGAACAACCCCACCATCTTGACCGCAGGCGGTCGGTACTTCCCGTTCGATGACCCGGAGTCCTTCGACTTCGACATCGACGACATCGCTCACGGCCTCAGCCACATCTGCCGGTTCACCGGGCACACTCGCAAGTTCTACAGCGTGGCGCAGCACAGCGTGCATGTGTCCGAGCTTGTGCCTCCTGCGCTGCGCCTCGAAGCGCTGCTACATGACGCAAGCGAGGCTTACCTTGGCGACGTGTCGTCACCGCTGAAGTCAATGCTGCCCACGTACAAGGACATCGAGCACCGGACGGAGCATGCCATCGCCCGCGTCTTCGGCCTTGTCTTCCCGCTGCCTCCCGAGATTAAGCAAGCGGACCTCCGCATGCTGGTCACGGAGAAGCGAGACCTGATGCCCACGGTCCAGTACGACTCAGTGTGCTGGCCCACTCACAAGCCCGCGCCCTTCAAGGTAGCGGCGATGTCGCCGGAGCATGCGAGGAATTATTTCCTTGACAAGTACCGGCAGTACGTCAGCGAGAGGATGAGCCATGCGCCTCGTTGAGACAGCGACCCGCCTCGCCATGCTGCTGTCTCAGCGCGGCAAGGGGCACACGTCCCTCATGCAAGAGGGGCTGAACAACTTCCGAGGTGACGCCATCGTCATCGGGCACACCGCGTATGCGGCTCGGGACTTCGCCCACTTCCGGCGCCAGACGCGGGACATGTACAAGACCGTGACGCTTAGCATCGACCGGATGGAGAGCAGCTACGGCATTCGCGGCGCAGTGTGCATCGATCATCATGCCCTCGCCGGGTTGCTGGACGGGCTGGCCTCTGCTGTGGTAGACGCCGAGCGCTCCGCCCTCGCGTCGCAGCAGGATCGTGACTTCGTGATGCACGTCAAGGCTGCGCAGGACGAGAAGGTCGAGCGGCTGGTCCGCATCAACAACGACCTGAAGGAAGCGCTGGCCGAGTACGCTGCTGCGCCTGCCATCAAAGACCCGGTGCTGATCGCAGCGCTGGTCAAGGGCGTGGCCGAGGAGGGCAGCTTGGCTGGCCGGTACGGCGGGCGGTTCGGATGAAGTACAAGATCGTGCCCGACGCTCACTACAGCGGGTGGTACACCTTATGGGTGAAGCCCGGCCGCTTCCGCTGCTGGCGTAAAGCCGGTTGGCATTACGGCATGGCTAAGGTGGACGAAGCCATTGACAATCTTCCTCGGTGTTACTGAAAGGAACCCATGTCTTACGCAACCTGGGACATTGAAACCACTGTGCATTCCCGCTTCAAGCGGAAGGCGAACCCGTACATCCCTGAGAACTGGACGGTAACGCACGGGGTCAAGCACAAGGGCGATGCCAAGGTCAGCGAGTATCGCTTCGGCCATAGCCGCCCCGGCCCTGGCTGGCTGCGCGACGTGCTGTTCAAGGACGGCAAGCGCATCCAACTGCTGATCGGCATGAACATCAAGTTCGACCTGCAGCATGCGCTGACGGATGCCGAGAACCTTGAGCTATGGATGGACTACGTCGCCGAGGGCGGCATGGTGTGGGACATCCAGCTTGCCGAGTACCTGCTCTGCGGTCAGTCGCAGGACAGTCAGATGCTCAGCCTCGATGAGATTGCACCGCGCTACGGCGGGAACCTCAAGGTCGACGAAGTGAAGCTGCTGTGGCAGGCAGGCTTTATGACCGAGGACATCGAGCCCGCTCTGCTGACCCGCTACCTGTGCGGCGGGTTGGACGAGAACGGTACCTATCAAATGGGCGACGTGGAGAACACCGAGGTCGTCGCCCTCAAGCAGATAGCTGCAGCCCGTGAGCGTGGGCAGTTGAATAGCATCCTGCTCAACATGGGTGCTCTGCTATACACGGTCGAGGCCGAGCGGAACGGCATGTTCGTTGACGGTGCCGAGGGCATACGCCTTGCTGAGAAGCTGCGCGTTAAGGTGGCCGAGCTTACCGAGGTGCTGCACTCGTTCATCCCAGAGGACATCCCGTTCTCGTTCAACTGGAACTCTCGCTTCCACAAGTCCGCGCTGATCTTCGGCGGGACGGTGGAGTACGAGCACTACCAGTATGACTTGGCCGATGGCAGCAAGATGTGGAAGAAGGACTACGACCTTCTCGCATCTATGGCAGAGGCCCCCGAGAGAGTGTACGCCATGAAGGAGGAGGAGCACTACCTCCTAGAAGCTGGCGGCACTATCAGCATCGAGGCATTCGACGCACTGCTGCAGGCTGCGGACTGGGGCGACCCCACCTCCGCATGTCCCGCCATCGTGTACAACAAGAGCGGCAAGGCAGCCGGCGAGCCCAAGACCAAGAAGGTCAAGGTGCCCGACCTCACGAAGCCCAAGGGCCGGATGGTGAACGCGGCGGGCGAGCGCCCGACCTACACGTTCAAGGGCTACACCGAGGGACTGCCCGAGTGGGAGAGCAAGAGCGACCCCGGCGTGTACTCAACGGACAAGGAGACGATAGCGATACTGACGCTGCGTCAAGACGTACCGTTCCTCAAGGCCTTCACTGGTCTGGTCAACACGGCCAAGGACTTGGGCACGTACTTCGTCGGCATTGACGAGGAGACGGGTGAGCGCAGCGGCATGCTGACGCTGGTCGGCGCAGATGGTTTGATCCATCACATGCTGAACATGGTGTCGACCATCACAGCGCGGCTGTCGTCGAGCAACCCCAACCTGCAGAACATCCCGAAGGGGAACAAGTCGGATGTCAAGTACCTGTTCAAGAGCAGGTTCGGTCGCTGGGTTACGGATGACTTCGGTGAACTGGTGTGGGTCAGCAATGGCAAGATCATCCAGTCCGACTTCTCCTCGCTTGAGGTGTACATCCAAGCCATCCTCACCGGGTGCAAGCAACTCATCGCTGACCTGAAGGCGGGCCTTGACCTGCACTGCGTGCGGCTTGCCGCGAAGGAGAAGATGGAGTATGCGGAGGTTGTTCGACTGGCAAAGGGCTACACCGACGAGCAGGGAGTCAAGCACGCCCCGGTCAAGGAATGGGACTACAAGCGTACTGGCGCTAAGGTTTACTCGTTTCAACGTGCCTTCGGAGCCGGGAACAAGAAGATCGCGGCAAGTACCGGAATGGCTCTTGAGGATGTGGAAGCTCTGTCGCTTGCAGAGGACGAGCGATACCCGGAGATTGGTGCGTACTATGACAACGTCACCGCCACCATCCAGAAGAACCGTGTGCCTACTCGGACGATGCCGCACCCCGACAAGCCGGGCGTCATCTGCTCCCTAGGTAAGAGCTTCTACCGCACGCCGGACGGCAAGATGTACACGTACCTTGAGACGCCGGCGCAAGAGTGGCAGCTTAAGCGTGGCATCACCGGCAGCTTCATGCCCACGGAAATCAAGAACTACGTGGTGCAGGGCAGCGGCGGCGAGTGGGCTAAGGCGGCGATGTACCTCAGCGTCCGTGCCTACTACAAGCGCCGCAACTTCGGGCACCTCGCTCTGCTGGTGAACCAAGTGCATGACGCGACCTACGCTGACGCTCATGACTCCGTTGCCTTCGAGGCGGCGGCTCTGCTCCATGCCTGCATGGAAGCGGCGAGCGACTACATGGAGTGGAAGTTTAAGTGGCATGTGCCTGTGCCTGTACCGAGTGACACCTCCTGGGGCATGTCGATGATGGAAGAAGATTCCATCGACGGCCTGAAAGAACGAGCAGCAACGCTGCGCAACGAACTCCGCACGGAGTACATGGGCGGCTACGTGCCGTCCTTCATCAACGCAACCATCCACTAAGGAACCATCATGGCAATCGACTTCAAGGCGCTAGGCGCCAAGGCCGCAGAGACTGGCGCGAACATGACCGTCGCATCGGCGGGCGGCGGGGACTACACCCCACCGGCAGAGGGTCCGTGCTGGCTGCGCTTCATCAGCTACGTGGAACTCGGCAAGCAGAAGGGTACCTTCAAGGGTGCGCCGACTGTCAAGGACAAGGTGCTCATGGTCTTCGAGCTTCACGGCAAGAACCATGCGGTGGCCGAGGGCGAGCAGCCGCACCGCGTGACCATCGAAGAGAACCTGAGCCTCAACGAGAAGGCCCGCTTCTTCAAGCTGTTCAACGTCATGAACTACAAGGGCGAAGCGCAGCACATGGTGCAGTTGCTGGGCGAGGCGTTCAAGGGGCGCATCATCCACCGTAAGTATGCCAAGCGCGGCGAGTCCAAGGACGACAGCAGCAAGTGGACTGGCCTCGCTGTCGAACTGTACGACAAGAAGGCGGGCAGCTACACCGTTGCGCCTCCTCGCTTCGAGGTGCTGGACGAAGAAGGCAACTCGACCGGCGAGGTCAAGGTGCTCAACGTGCCACCGGCAATCACACCCATCAAGGGCTTCGTGTGGGCGCTGGCCGACATGGACCAGTGGGCCAGCCTCTTCATCGAAGGTGAGTACCCCGAGCGCAAGAACGAGAAGGGCGAAGTGACGGCGCCGGCCAAGTCCAAGAACGTGCTGCAGAACACGATCAAGGCGGCGACCAACTTCAAGGGCTCGCCGATCTACACGCTGCTGGCATCGAACGGCGTGGCCCTGGACCTGACCGAGAGCGAGCGCCCCGACCGCCCGGACGAGGAGGCCGAGCAGGAAGCTGCCGCCGAGGCCAACGCCGCCATCGCTGCCGCCGCCAAGGTGGAGACGCCTACCGGCGCGGCTGCTGACGACGCACTCAGCGCGGTGGTGTGATGCTCGACCTGTCCGCACTCAAAGCTGCGGCAGGCGCAGCCCTGCCGATGGGCGGGGCTTCGGTTCCTATAGTACACGACCGAACCCTGTACGTTGACGGCGATGGCCTCGCTTACAACTGTGCAGGGAACGACGAGACTCTAGTGTCCGAGGCCCGCCAACGAGTCCGCGAGAAGATCGCGGGCTTTATGCAAGCGTCCGCCGCTGGCAAGCTGGTCATCCTGCTCACCGGCAGCGGCTCGCACAAGGGACACCGCTATGCGGTAGCCCGTGCCCGTCCCTACCAAGAGGCCCGAGCCGACAGCCGGCGACCCAAGAACTGGAAGGCGTTGCGTGACCTGCTGGAAGCGGGCGAGTTCGGTGAGTGCATCATCGACTATGACCGCGAGGCAGACGATCGCTTCGGCCAGTTCGGCTGGGCCGACTACAAGCGCACCGCCATCGCCACACAGGACAAGGACATGCAGATGGTCCCCGGCCTGCACATAAGCTGGAACGACAACCAGCAGATGTGGTTGCACCCGGACACCTTCGCTGCGCAGTGGCGCGACAAGGTCTACGGACGCAAGTGGTTCTGGCTGCAGATGCTACACGGCGACGCAGTGGACAAGATCCCCGGCGTGCCCACGGCATACGGCAAGAAGTGTGGCGAGGTCGGCGCGACCAAGTTGCTGGCCGGTGCTAGCACCAACGAGGAGGCCGCGTGGATTGTGGCTGCGGCCTACGAGTCGCACTACGCTAAGGACTGGCGTACCGCTCTGCTAGAGCAAGCCGTCCTGTTGTGGATGCGGCAAGGCAAGGACGCCCACTGGCTCGACTGCTGGGCGGCAGGCGGGCCGATGACCTGTTTCGACGGCAACGACCCGCACTGGCAGGAAGCTGTCGGCAACATCAATCGAAGGGTGCGTGAAGCACAGGAGATTAACGACCTTGCGGCGACTCAAGTCAACTGAGGTTGCGTCAACGCGCAGCGACCTTCTCATCAAACAGGGAGGCCGCTGCGCTGTGTGCAAGCTGCCCTGCTCAGAGGGGCAAGCTGTGCTTGACCATGACCACTCATCCGGCGCGATCCGGGCCTCCCTTCACCGGGGATGCAATGCCCTTCTGGGCAAGATCGAGAACAACCACAAGCGGTATGGCGTCCCAAGCGTCCATGCCTTCACCAACGGTGTAGCGGAATACATAACGCGACACTCCATCAACATCACGGGGCTGCTTCATCCGACCTACAAGGACGATGAGGAGAAGCGTCTAGCGGCCAATGCAAAGGCGCGTAAGCGCCGTGCTGCCAAGAAAGACACATGATCCAACGCCCCACCATCACCACCCTCGACATTGAAACGTCACCCATCGAAGCGTATGTGTGGGGCCTGTTCAAGCAGAACGTCGGCCTCAACCAGATCAAGCAGGATTGGTCGATCCTGTCCGTAGCTTGGAAGTACCTCGGCAACGAGGAGGTCTACTACCAAGACGTTAGCCATCAGGCTGACCTGCGTGACGACCGCGACCTACTGGTTGTCCTCTGGCACATCCTCGATGAGAGCGATGTGGTCATCGGCCAGAACGTTCGACGCTTCGACGCGAAGAAGATCAATGCCCGCTTCATCGAGGCGGGCCTGCCGCCGCCGTCGCCGTACATCCTGATCGACACCTTGGAAATGGCGAAGGAGGCTGCGGCCTTCACCAGCAACAAGCTGGACTGGCTGAGCCAGAAGCTGTCCGAGGACAAGAAGGATCACCATGACGAGTTCCCTGGCATGGCGCTGTGGGTCGAGTGCCTGAAGGGTAACCCTCGGGCATGGGCTGTGATGCGCGAGTACAACCTAGGGGACATCCCGTCCTGCGAACAGGTCTACCTCGCCCTGCGCCCCTACTACAAGCAGCATCCGAACCTTGCCATCTTCATTGATGACGAGGTGACGCGCTGCGGTCGCTGCCTCTCGCCTAACCTGGAGTACGTAGGCTCGACCTACACCCGCGTCAGCGAGTACAAGCGATACCGTTGTGAGTGCGGCGGCTTCAGCCGGTCGCGCTACACGATCAACTCCATCGGCAAGCGTAAGGCTACGCTTAGCTGCGATTAACCCACCTGCACAGACTAGCTTCGGCTTATCTGTGCGTACCTCTTAGGATTCTGATGTCAGCAATTTACGAGTCAGCCCGCGACTACGGTCAGCGGCAAGTCGACATGCCCAGCGGCCCTGTACAGGTCGCCTGCGGTGGCGGCGGTGGAGGCAAGGCTATGCCGGCAGGCCGCAAGGACGACAGCGGCAAGCTGGACATGACCCTGTTCGACGACATGCCCAACGCCATCAAGGCCGTGGCCGAGGTCATGCAATGGGCTATCACGAAGAAGGAGCCGAAGCCCTACGACCGGGGCTCCTGGCTGGGCGTCGAGCCCGAGCGTTACGACGCTGCCCTGCTGCGCCATCACTTCGGCGCCGCGCTGCAAGCCGCCACGTCCGGCAAGCCCGCCAAGTTCGAGCGCGACGCAGAGACGAATCTGCTGCACGCTGCGCACCGCGCATGCTCGGCCATGTTCGCCCTCGAACTCATCATCCGCCAGTCACAGAAAGCCTGAATGTTCCTCAACGAGACGATGCACCCGGAGGCCTTGGGCCTCTTCGACGCCATGCTCTCAGCCGAGCGGGCCTACGACAACGAGGACGACAACGGCTTCTACGGACCTCTGGTCCTGTGGTGGAAGACGAGCAGCCATACAGACCTGTTCGTCGCTGACCTCTATGCCCGCATGGAAGAAGGGCTGACCGGCTGGCGCGGCATGAACCAAGGGCAGCGCATCAGCAAGCTGAGCCGCATGCTGCACGAAACCTCCCGCGTGGTGCTGCACTGATGGCCAAGTACCTCAATCTCAAGCCCATCGACTTCGACAACCTGTCGGCCAAGCGGCAAGCGGCGATCAAGTGGGAGGGTCGTATCCTCCTGCCTAAGTACGATGGCTGCTTCTGCATCGTCGGCCTGTGGGATGGCAAGCTCGACTTCGTGCTAAGCCGAGACGGCAACGCGGTCAAGTCCATGGACCATGTATACGAAGACCTACTGGTCCGCTACCCGTGGCTGGCGAAGCACACGGCTGGCGTTGCCATCCTAGGCGAAGCATGGATGCCGGGCCAAGAGTTCAAGGACATCAGCGGCGCCTTCCGCCGGCAGCGCCCTCAACCCCAACTAGGATTCGCTCCCTTTGACATCGTTGACTACCGCATCGGTGAAGATGATCTGCCTCAACTGTTCTCGCCTCGTCCCTATCGAGAACGACTTGAGCTACTGGGAGACAGCAGGCATGTCCTGTGCAATGTGTTCCCACCCCTCGCAGTGGAGTGCGAAGGCCGCGACCACGCTGAGCGTTACGCCCGCAACTGCAAAGCCCTCGGCAGCTATGACGGTGCGGTCGCTGCTGACCCGGATGCTAGCTATACGGTATCCGATGGCAAGGCCGGCGAGTTCCTGAAGGTCAAGCCGCTCATGTCCTTCAGCTTGGAGGTCATCGGCGTACTGCAATCGACCGGCGAGAAGACTGGCCGGGATACCGTGGCCCTGCAAGTGCGCTTCAAGGGCAAGCCGTGCGGCGTGGGCACTGGCTTCGACTTCGCCACGGGCAAGGAGTGGATGCAGAACCCTCAGAACATCATGGGCAAGATCATCGAAGTGCAGTGCATGGGTGTGTACCCCGGCGATGACGGCCTCATGCGCGAGCCGCGCTACTGCGGTATCCGCGACGACGCAACCCCTGACTATTAAGGATTAGATGACGGAAGAGAACGAAATCATCTGCTACACGCAGGAGAACATCGAGCGCCAGATGTTCTATGGCGGCGTGAAGCGAGCGGAGAAGATGATGTCGAGCGCCGACGAGCAAGGGCGCTCAGCCGACATGCCCTACGCACAGCGCATCTTCCGAGACTACGTGTTGCCGCTGGCGACCGTACTCAAGGAAGCGGTAGAAGACCCCAAGCCGGGCAAGCGGTCAGCGCATGTGGCGCTGCTGCAGGGCCTAGACCTGGACGCTGCCGCCTTCCTGGCGGTGCGTTACGTCTTCGGCACACAGTTGAGCACGAAGCCCGAGAACCATCGGCAGCTTGGCGCAGGCATCGGGCGCACGATCCATCAGGAGCTTCTGCTCGCACAGGTGGAGGACTTCGCGCCCGAGCTTTATCACACCCTGGTCCGCGACATGGGCCGACGCTTGTCCAAGGACACCCGCTACCGAGTCACGGTCATGCGGCACTCCGCGCAGAAGGCTGGCATCTGCTTCACCGAGTGGCCGCTGGGCGCCCGTGAGCAGGTGGGCCTGTACATCCTGGGCCTGCTAGAGCAGATCGGCCTTGTCGTCATCGGCGCTGAAATGCGTACCGGCTACAAGCGCGACGCTCGGGAGGTCATGCTTGCGCCGGATGTGGTCGACCAGATCAACGAGGTCAAGGACTACCTGTCCGTCAGCATGCCGGTCTACGGGCCGTGCATCGTGCCTCCGAGGGACTGGACCTCGGCCTCAGACGGCGGCTTCTTCACGAAGGAAATGATGCGATCAGCGTCATGCCTTGTGCGAGGCAGCAGCGCGGTCAAGGAACTGGCGCGGGCTACGGACATGCCCATCGTGCTGAAGGCGGTCAACGCCCTGCAGCACACGGCGTGGGCCATCAATGAGCGCCTGCTCGACATCGTCTACGCGGTGTCCCGGAACTTCACAACGAAGGAGATTGTCAGCCTCTCGGACAAGCCTAAGCCTATCGCCCCTGTGTGGCTGAAGCCGGGCATGAAGAAGGAGGACATGGACCCGTACCAAGCGGAGATGTTCAAGCAGTGGAAGCGGGCCGTTGCGGACTGGCACACAGAGCGCAAGCTCATGACCACTCGCTATGGCCGCTACTACGCTGCTACCCGGCAAGCGGAAATGTTCCGGCACTTCCCTGCTATCTACTTCGTGTACTTTGCCGATAGCCGTGGGCGGCTCTATCCCATGACCAACGGGCTTAGCCCACAAGGGAGCGATCTTGGTAAGGCTCTTCTCCATTTTGCTGAGGGCCTTCCTCTTGATACTCCCGACGCTATTAAGTGGTTCCACGTCCAAGGGGCGAACAAGTGGGGCTTTGACAAAGCAACCCTGGCCGAGCGTCAAGCGTGGGTCGTGGCCCGACAAGAGGAGTTCCTAGGCTATGCCGACGATCCCATCAACAATCGAGGATGGGCCAAGGCCGGCGACCCTCTACAGTTTCTGGCTTGGTGCTTGGAGTATCGGGATTGGGTGCGCGACACTACTGGCCGCTTCGTCAGCCACCTCCCTATTAGCATGGACGGAAGCTGCAACGGCCTTCAGAACCTCAGCGCCCTTCTACGTGATGAAATCGGAGGCCAAGCCACGAACCTCACAGCCAACGAAACGATGGAGGACATCTACCGACGAGTGGCTGAGGCAGCGACTGTCCGACTTCGAGCCATGCGATTCGATGACCCAGCGCAAGAGGCTATCCGCCTTAAGTGGCTGGCCTTTGGCATAGCCCGTGCAGTCGTCAAGCGCTCAGTGATGACCACGCCTTACGGCGTAACGCTGCTGAGCGCCACGGAGTATGTGCTGTCGGACTACTTGGATGACCCGGAGGTCGAGCACCCATTCGGCGTTGACAAGAAGGACAAGAAGCTCGCTGCCCGTGTGCTCATGAAGGCAGTCTGGCCCGCCATCGGTGACGTTGTGGTCAAGGGCCGAGAGGCTATGGACTGGCTGAAGAAGTGCTCACGCATCATCGTGAAGAACTTCAATCCGAACCTTGAGCCAATCGTCAAGTGGGACACGCCGTCCGGCTTCCCTGCCAGTCAGGCCTACTTCGAGACGGAGGTCCACCGCATCCGCACTAGGCTGCACGGCGAGGCCCGCATCCGCGTGCTGAGCGAGACGGATGAGCCGGACCCCACACGACACGCCAGCGGCATGGCGCCTAACTTCGTGCAT